TTAAACTCCAGTAGGGTAGGCCCACGGATTTTCTTATCCAATTGGTGACACTATTCATCCATTGGCTGAATTCATAAGCAAAGCTACCAAATTTACAAAGCCACTCTGCTGTTTGAACCAAACTGTCAACTTGATCTCCATGTGTGACCCAACACTTTTTGCCATTGGACAAAACATATTCATAATCCAAATGAAAGTCTATACCACCCATTTGGAATGTTACAAACTGACGTAAAAAGTCATCATGATTGCCGGGTATGTAATGAATCTGTGCACCGTGGCGGCTTTTGCGTAAAAGTTTTTGTATTACAGTGTTGTGTTCTTCGGGCCAATAGGGTCGAGCTTTAAGTCGCCAAAAGTCAATGATGTCGCCCACTAAAAATACTGTTTTGGCTTCATAGAGTTTTAGAAATTGTAGTAGCAAATCAGCCTTACAACTTCTGGTTCCAAGATGGATATCCGAAATCCATATGGTTCTATACGGAAATGTCAAAAGTATCACCTTTCTCTAAAGCAAATTTATATCCAACTTCTATAAGTGAAAAAATAAGAACCAAAAATCCCATATTACCGCCACCTGTAAATTGCATTGAACCCTAAATACGTCATTGGCAACGCCATAGTCAATATACAAGCCCTATAAAATAAATTCAAAAGCGGGGATTACAACAGGCGGTTGATTTGTAGCCATAAAAGGAATGTCAACGACGCTTTTGTTCATAAAAATTTGTATGAATCTTTGGTTAACTGAGTCAAGTCTAAGAATACGCAGATTTACGAGAAAAAAACAAATATAATTTGATAGGATTGCTATTTCTCCATTTCCTACATTATACGATACATTTAATGGCAATGATCCAACCGTAGTATCAAAGGCTGTTGAGCTGTTTGATGGTAAAAAAGTTGAAGTGTTAGCGTGGTCGCGCGTGTAACGATATAATATTGCGGTTGGTGGCAATCCTGCTGCGAGTTCAGAGAGGCAGATGGCTCCGGGAACAACCAAAATTATCATCAAATATTATTTATCTTTTTCTAGTCTAAAAACAATAAAAGTCTATCACTACCTGCACGTTGACATACATTCACTGAAATTACATTGCCGTTTTGAAGCCAAACATTTGCTGGTTTGCATTTGCGATCGGTGCCAATGACATAATAAGCGGCGAGAGTTGATACTAGAACAACGGCAAACATAATGACAAATTTGATTAATAGGTTTTTCATATTAACATCAACCAATTTATACCGATAAATATTTACATGATCAAAGTTTTGAGTTTTCTGCTATTTTTAGCTCTAATTCCTATTCAGTGCCATGCAAGAATTCAAGTAATATTTCTCATTGACGCATCTGCTTCAGTGGATGATAGAGAATACGCCCAAATTCATTTGGCATTGAGAAGCATACAACTACCTGAAAATATCAAAAATGGTACAGTGCATTTTGTTGAATGGAGCACGAGCCCATTGCCAGTAGCCAACGGTGAATTGAAAAATTTTCAGCAGGTAGTGCAACAATATTGGGAAAAAGGCAGACAAATGAGCGGGTCCACTGCGGTTGGACATGTACTTAACTTTGTGATGCAAGAAGTATATGATCCTGCTGCATCATCACACTATGTGATACTAATCACAGATGGTGATAATAATTCGGGCCCATCGCCTTTGGAAACCAATTATAGAACTTGGAGTATCATCAACAAAGTCAACACCAGTGTTATTGTAATTGATGATTTGGATTTTTTAGTAAGGTATTATGAGCCATTGAGAATTGGATTCAAGTCATTAATCGTGCATGCCAAAACATACGATCAATTGGAGTCTGCACTACAATTGCTTGTGAATTCAATTTTTACAAAATAACAAATTTTTATTAACGGCCTCGCATTTGAGTCCAAAGCATCAAGTCAAAATCTGCTGGAGATATTTTGCGTTTTTGTGCTTGCGTCAAAAACTCCCGTTCCATTTCTTCATAACTTGCTGTCGCTGGTAAGTTGGTGTTTTTCAACAACCAACGTTTGATATGAACATCAATCGCTGCCAAATTTTGATTGGGCCTTGAGTGTATCAAAAAAAAGCGAGCAGTTTTTGGTCCAATACCCTTTACTGCCAAGAATTTTTCCAAAGGATCCTGTTTCAAATCCAAATCCAAAACAGCCTCATAAGCTTTGGAAATTCTAGTGTATTGGCCAATACCCGCTGACTTTAAATTGTTAATCAAAGTTTGATTTTTGATCATTGATCTTACTTTAGCAAACGGCGTTTTGGCTCTGCTAAGTTTCAAAAATCGTTCCAAAGCAGCAGCAGTGGTAGTGGCATTTTTACCAGCAACCGCAATAGCAAACAATAAGAATTCTTCCAATTCCGCTTGACTTCTTTTGAAGTTGGTAATTTGATATGGATCAATCATAACAAAATCTCATACTATAATTTTACCGCCCATTATATTATATTTTATAGTTTCAGGATATGTGTTTTTGAAAAAATGTTCAAACAAATCACAATCCACAGGATCGGCAAAATAGATCCAAAGATCTTTTTTATAATCCAAAGCATAGTTCCAAGGATAATTCAATGAATTAAAAAAATCAGCGGTTTTGTAATTTTTAAAAGCCAAACTATATCTATAATAGGGGTCAACCACTAAATTTTTCCCCACATTGATTTTGTGTGGGAAAAACAAATCCAAGAATAGTTTTTTAAGCACTTCAATCAACCTGCCTTGCAACAGTTATATGATAGGGATGCGGTTTTGTCAAGCCCAATGTTTTTCTAATATTATCTAATTGCTGACTTTTTACTGGTAGGTAGAAGAATTTCCAATGTTGTTGTATGTCTGGCGAGTATTCAAAGTTTACCCTGTTGCCATCCAATGATTCCAAAATTTTTTCCTGATTGGCGTTGAGTGGAATTCTTCCATCCAACACAGTTATATGGCCACCCCACATTGGTAGTTGCAATTTTACAGCATTGGGGTCCCAGGGTGGACCAATTTTTTTTTGAATCCAATGATGATAGTATTCCACTATTCCGCGTGGCATTTTTACGATTAACCAATAGTTATTGATTCTCTTTTTACCACCGGGTCGCGGGGGAGAATGTTGCAAAATACCTGAAGCTTGAATCCAATTGCTCATAAAAATATTTATCAGAAAGAATCGATCAACATTATGTCGTCGCCTTCAGTTTTTCCAACTGGGACGAATTTTCCAAACTTTAATTTGAATTCTGTTTCATCCAATTTTGACATATCCGATACATAGATTTTCATTGAATGATTTAGTATGAAATCAAAGGGCACATGTCTAGCTAAAAGCTAACGTTTGACATCAGCGATGTCAAACGTCTGAGATTACAATTCTATGAAGTGAACTACCAAGCTCTTAAAAGAACTTGGCTTACGAAATCTAAATATCTAAGAATTTTTCACGATTCACAACAGTATCACCAATCACGTCATGTGTTGTGATCCCTCGAGCAGCGTCTCCCCGCACTTGAATTTGCTCTGTTCCGGAACTATTTGATTTTTTAATTAACTGCTTTACATTTATATCAGATGATGTAATATGGGAAAACGCATAAAAGAATAGGCTAACGTCTCCCAATGTCCACGCCCTCGAAGGCATGTGGTTTTAGGAAGACGATTCCATTATAAAAGTCAACCAATAATAAATCCATACCCTATTCTTTGTTCTGTCTGTGTGGCCAATTCTGCATCCAAAGCATCCATTTTGGCTTGTGCTTCCTGTTTCATTTCACTGCCATTCAGTGAACTGCCGCCCTGCGGACCAGGAATGTTAGCAAATTTTGCGCGAGCTTCACCAACAATATATTTGGCTTTGGCATGAGCATAATCACGAATCCATGCTTTTGAATATGGATCAGCGAGCAAAACAAAATCTGGTTTATAATTATAAACCCAAAGTAAAATTTGTTCTTTGGCTACGGGTCGACGCATGATTGTTAGTTTGTGTAGAGCGGGTTCCCAAGCAAAATTAATATCTCTGCCAAACATTCTACCCAAAAGTTCTTGATATTGCATATAAAAGTCATAGGTAGCCAAACCACCCATGCTACCAGAAGATAGATTCAACAAATAAGCATTAGTATAAGCCAGTGAGAAAGGATCAATGAATGCACCCCCTGTGACGCCCCCTGAAACACCACGACGATATAAGCTTCTAACTTCCACAATTTCTGTAGGTAAGAAGTAAACATTTTGATCTGGTTGCAGTTCCATAAAAACATAGCTTTCTTCCACGGAATTGGAACTACGTTGGCGATATCTTTCAAAGGCGTTATTGATTGCTTCATTGTAATGTTCGGGATCCAGCTCAATGTCAATGATTCCGCCACCCAACAAAAGATGGATTTCATCGATCAAACTTTGTCTAGCTTCTTGATTGGATTTGGCTTCGTCTGAAATTTGGTTCATCTGTGGATACCTTTTTTGTTATTTAGCCCAAAAACCATTTGACAATCTTGGTGTTCACGTGCTAAATTGATTACAAATGAACAACGCTAAAGAACTGGCATCTGCTGCCCTGTTGTTTTTGGAAACTGCCAATGGTTGTTTAACTGAAATCCATTATGATCATTTGCAAGATGCCATCTGCCAGCATTTGGGAGATGATGCGGTAGAAGCTATGTTGTTTCAAAAACTAAGTAAACTATCAAGAGTCTAAGAACCCTTGGTAGTTCACAAAGTTAATCAGGACGTTAAACGATCAAATCTCACTATTACAAGCCAAGCAACTATGTGGTGAACTACCAAGTGTCTAAAAAAACCCTTGGCTTCAAGAGCCCCCATGCTCAAGAACTTTTCACGCTTCACAGACGCATCATTAGATGAATCACGTAATTCAACCACGCAAGCGGTGTCTCTCCGTGCTTTAATTCGGGTTGTTCCGGCCCTATCTTTTATATTTATATTGAAGATGATGTGATACAAAAATGTATACAAAAACAGAGGTAAAGTCACTTTGGATCTCAGCCACTAAAGATCACTGGGTTTTTAGATGACAATTTATATAAAGCCATCAAAACCCAAACACTACTAAAACTAAGTCATATCTGCTTCTTTGTTATAGAATAGCCCTCAAGAAATCACGGCACCTGATAAGTAAAAAGTAATCAGGAGTTGTGTGAATATGCCACGTTTGAGTATGTGGGACGTTCGAAAAAGAAACGATTTTAAGTTTTTTGATCGTCAAAGTAGGGAATATTTTTATATAGGCGGCACTGCCGTATATGTTCACAAATACACTGGACCCCGAGCATCATCGGATGTTGACACTGATATTCGCCCCGCCGGTGACTGCTCGCAACCCAATTATGCCAGCTCTGATCTAACATCCGAATTGCAAATTCAAGATTTGTTTTTCTTGGAAAACAGAGATAGAACCTACGATCCCAACATCTATGAATTGCGTGGCATTTATACTGTCAACGACAATGATTTTGATCTTCGCCAGTTTGGTATCTTTTTGAGCAATGATATTCTATTCATTCATTTTCACTACAACGACATGTTGGATAGGATGGGACGCAAACTGATGAGCGGTGATGTTTTGGAACTGCCTCACATCAGAGAAAACGCTTTTCTAGATCCCAACACACCTGCTATCAACAAATATTATGTGATTGAAGACGCCAGCAGAGCTGCTGAAGGGTTTTCAATGACTTGGTATAATCACGTTTGGCGAGTGAGAGCCAAGCCCATTCAAAATCAGCAAGAATTTTTCGATATTCTCAATTCACAGCCCACTGACGCCGCCGGCAACACGCCATTGGATACCAATGTGGGCAACCCCAATGGCACGACCATTGGTGAGGCAGCCATTGGACCCAACAACGATCAAGCAATTTCAGATGCTGTTGATGCACAAGCATCTTCTCAGATACCCTATCGAAACTACATACACGGTCATTTGTATCTGTTTCCCTGCACTGACACTTTCAAATACCCTCCCACTCTAGCATTTGGCGATGGCATGATACCCAATGGCGCTTATCCAGTGGGACGAGGAATGACATTCCCTCTTGAGCCAGAAGAAGGTGAATATTTCTTGCGCATTGACTATGAACCTTATGTGCTTTTTCAACGCAAACGCAATATGTGGAAACGCATTGAATTTGCTTGGAACAAGCCCTGGAGTCCAGCCAATCGCGTGTTGGAAACTTTCATCAACAACAACAATCAGCATACGGATTCATATAACAATCCATATCCTGAAAAACAATACCTTTCCAAAACTGTTACACCGAAAGAGGATTTTGGAACAGCGTATCCCAATAATGACCCCAACGGAGATTGTAAACCATGAGAACATCACAACAAGGACTGCAATTCATTGCTGCTCATGAGGGCAGTGTGAAAAAAAATGGACTACATTGGATCTATGACGATCACACTGGAAGACCCATCAACGACTATAACGCCCGAGGATTTGCCACTATTGGTTATGGGCATTTGATCACTGAAGCAGAAAAACAGCAGGGATTATTTCTAAACGGTATAAATGAAGAACAAGCTTTGGACCTTTTATCACGCGACTTGGGCATAGCCGAAGGCGCAGTGCTTCGAGCAGTAAAGGTATCTCTAACTCAAAATGAATTTGATGCTTTGGTGTCATTTACATTCAATGTGGGTGCCGGAAATCTAAATTCGTCAACCCTACTGCAATTACTGAATGCAGGAAACAAGAGAGATGTTCCTGCACAATTCCTACGCTGGAACAGAAGCAAAGGTGTGGTATTGCCGGGATTGGAACGTCGTCGTAGAGACGAGGCAATGCTGTTCGAACACGGGATTTATAATCACTAATGACCCAAAAACTCGACTTTTGGTATGATGCGCAGATAAGACGTCATCTCATGCAATTCACACGAGTATTCTCTGTGTTTTCATATGCGGCGGGTACGAACCCTGACGGATCTTTGAGACTATTGCCCATTCCCGCAAGATATGCATCCACTGACAGAATGGTTGCTTCTATTCAAAGAAACAACTCTGAAAACAGCATGCTAAGTGTTCCTATGATCACCATTTATCTTAGTGATGTGGAAATTGATAGAAGCAGAACTCAAGTGGATGAGTACGTGGAAAAACGTCAAGTGTATGAAAGAGAATTTGACGAAGAACAAAACACGTATAATTCCAATGTGGGAAATACATTCACATTGGAACGTCGCATGCCAGTACCCATAACATTGAAAATCAATGTGGATATTTGGACTTCCAACATGGAACAAAAATTGCAAATATTTGAGCAGTTGATGCCTCTATTCAATCCTGCAATGGATTTGCAACACTCCAACAACGTGTTTGATTGGTGTGCCCTAACCATAATCGAACCACAAAGCATCAACTGGAGTTCACGCAGCGTTCCCGTTGGCACTGATTCAGAAATAGACATACTAACTTTGGCGTTCTCTGCTCCCATTTGGATTTCACCACCTGCCAAACTCAAACCACAAAAAATCATTCATCAAATTGTCACAAACATTTCTGACATTTACAATATGGAAGGCATCAATTGCGGCGAAGGTTTGAATTGGGACAGCCAAGATCTAATGGCAAGAGCCATACACACACCCCAAAACTATCAATTGAGAGTGGAAGGCAACACGCTCACTTTGCTTACATCAGGCGGCAATGAAACTATGAGCAATGGCGATGTGCCCACTTGGCGCGCGCTACTGGATGATTATGGAAGAGTTCGTCAGGGCATTTCAGAAATTCGCTTGAGATATATTGAAAATTTAGAAGATCCATCAAAGGATATTCGTGGAAATATTTATTTCCTGCCCGAGCCCAACAAACTCAACTGGAGCATTGATCCCACAACATTGCCCGTTAACACCCTCGACAATATAAATGGTGTGATCAATCCACATAGTGTGTTTCCTGGAAACGGACTTCCGCTGCCAGTGAATGGACAGCGTTATTTGCTCACTGACGATTTGAGACCCATCTCCGAGGGTTGGGGCAACATCACTGCCAAACGCAATGATATAATTCAATATCTTGGAAGCAGTTGGGTGGTAGCATTTAATTCTTCTGGCAGTTTTGAACAACAAACGGTTTTGAATTTGGCATCCATAAAGCAATTGAGATGGACTGGTCAAAAATGGATTTTGGCCGTAGACGGTGACTGGTTACCCGGAACTTGGAGAATATACATCTAAAAATAGTTGACAAATCACCAAGATAATATTAAGTATATTATGAAAATCAACGAATTGGAAACAGACTACAAAATCTATATGGACTTGGATGGGGTTCTTTGTGACTTCGAAAAGAAGGTTCATGAAATTTTTGGCAAGGAACCAAAAGAAATACCACTAAAAATCATGTGGCGTCGTCTTGCACAGGAGAAGAACTTTTATGGAGGTTTGGACTGGATGCCAGGTGGTAAAAAAATTTGGAATTATGTTCGCAAATATGATCCCGAAGTTCTAACTGGTGTACCAATGGGCAATTGGGCCCCGGAACAAAAAAGATCATGGTGTGTTCACCACTTGGGCAAGGATGTCATCGTTCACACGGTATTTGCACGTGACAAGAAAAATTTTGCTGCACCCAATCATATTTTGATTGACGACACCGAACGTAACATCAGACAGTGGCAAGAAGCCGGCGGCATTGCAATCCATTACAAAAATGCCGAGCAGGCTATAGCAGAGTTGCAAAAACTTGGTCTATAACAATGGCGATGGGCCCTATAATTTCAAGTGAAAAAAAAAATGAAGATCACTAATCCATACGAAAGCGACCAATCCATTCTATTGAGCTTGATTCCGCCTAAAATTTTAAACGACTTGAAGCAAATACGTCAGGCTTTTGAATCAGAAGGCGAGACTGTTCGCTTGGTTGGCGGATCAGTGAGAGACATGCTTTTGGGTAAAAGCCCAAAAGACTATGACATGGCCACAACTGCCACGCCGGAACAGATGCTGGAGATTAGTAAAAAACATCAACTCAAAACAATTGCTAATGGCACCAAGCACGGCGTCATCACATTCAACGTCAATGATGAAAATTATGAAATCACCACATTAAGAACCCAAAGCAATTTCACTGGAAGGCATGCCGATTTGAAATGGACCGATGATTGGACAAAAGATGCAGAATGTCGAGACTTAACCATCAATGCCATGAGTTTGGGATTGGATGGCAAACTTTATGATTACTTCAATGGTCAACAACATTTGAAAAGCGGAGCGATACAATTCGTGGGAGACGCTACTCTTCGTATTGAAGAAGACCACCTGAGAATTCTGCGCTATTTTAGATTTTTGGGAAAAATCAGCGATCCCAAATTAGATAGAAAAACACTGGATGTTATCAATCAAAATTTGGATGGATTGGAAAAAATATCAGGTGAAAGAATTTGGAGTGAAGTCAAACAAATACTATTGTCTCCCAATGCAGTAAATGCACTCAGGATCATGTGCAAAACAGAACTGCCACTGTTTTTGGAAATTAAATGTGAAAAAATCAATCGATTCGCGCAGTTGAGGAAATATACGAATAATCCTGCAACATTGTATGCTATTCTAACTTTGGGTGTTGGAAACATTAACGATTTCAACGCTTCCAACGAAGAAAAAGCCCTTATCAATTTCATAGATACCAGACGTCAACAGAGAATAACACTGCGGGATTTGAAACTGGGTATGGCTCTAGGTAAGATCTCTCCAGAGCTGGCTATTGAATCCAGCATAGCTCTAGGATTAACACAAGATGCACAAAATCTTCGCAACTGGGAAATTCCAAAAATTCCAGTGAGTGGCGCTGACTTGCTGGCCTCAGGGATGAAACCCGGTAAACAAGTGGGAGCAATGTTGAAAAACATCTATAAAACATGGGCCAATTACAATTTCAACCTAACCAAAGATCAGCTGCTGGAGAAACACAGTTTTGATATATCAACAACTAAATAATTAAAATATTTTATAGGATAGCACATGCAGTCATATGAACTCAAAAGCCTACTTTTTGAAAATATCAAACCAGACTTTCAAAAACTACAACCTGGATCTGGTTATGATCTTCAACTAATTACATTGCAAAATTGGGTCAACGACAACATCGAACCCAAAGATCTCAAAAATGCCCTAGTGGCATGGCTTATGGATCAAAATCGAGATCAAGAAGCCGAACAAGTTAAAATGCTAAAGGACTGGCAAACCAAAACTGCCGGCATTTACGCTTATATGGCTCTGCAAGGAGCTAAGCTTTCTGATAGAACACTACAGTTTTTAAACAAAAAAATCAGCGAAGCATTGGCCCGATTCAGCAGCAGCATTGATGAGCCCGAAATGGACGCTGAACCTGAAATGACCAAAAGCCAAAAAGACCAAGATCAATATCAACGTCTTCAGGCTATTTTGAAGCAATATGTGAGATTGGGTACACCCAGTTGGAATCAAATCACCGATTACGTTAAAAAAATGACGCCATCGCCGATGGCAGTTCGAGAAGTAATCAGGGATCTTCGTGAAATTGCCGCATCAGCAAAAGCAGCAGGTGATAGGGAACAAATCAAAAAACTCAATCAAATTGCCAACCTACTCAAAGGGTTAGGTGCAAAGAAAATCGCGATGAACACAGATCGCAAAGTCAAAATCAAAAGAGACGATGGGTCTGTTGATTCTCGTGCATCCAAGGCTGCCACAAAATCCATCAGTCAAGTCAACTATTTACCCTACTCATCAAAATATAACCTAACATCAATCAAACCTGAAAAAATCATTGGAGCCAAAGCCGCTTTAACATTCGATGAAGACAGTAGATTATTGAACTTGTTTGTGGCATCAGACGATACAGGATTGCAATTCAAAGGCCCGAAACTTCGTGGATGGACTGTAGATGCGGGATCTGTCACACGTAGACTGAGAAAGCCAGAGAGAGATTTGGAAAAAATGATATCGGGTGGACTGGCAAGAATTCAGCGCATTATGAATCAAAATTTAAAAGGCGCAAAAGGTATTCCTCGCCCAACATTAAAACCAACAACATTAATTTTAAAGGCGTATTAACCCCCTTTAAAACATTTCTGTGTAAATATCTTTGAGCAGCAAGTTAACTATGGTAAACGAAAATGAAAATAGTAGAATTGCCACTTGCTCGCTTGAGAAACAAAACAGATAAACTGGACCTATTGGTCAGTAAAGTTAATCCAGAAAATCATTCTCCACTGTATGGTCCATGGAAATTCACATGCGTGGATTGTGGGCGTCAAACATCATTACAAACATCTGGTCTAATACTAAGAAACTTGGAATTCTTTTGTGTAGGGTGTGGTAGTCCTTGGAGAGTCAGCAACCCCGCAATGCATGGCAAAACACAACCCGCTGAAATTATTAAATTGACAAAGAGTGGCAAAAATACATAAATTAACTTATGGAATACAAAAATTTTGTCATTGACCTTTTAAGCAACCCCAACAAATCAGAAAAGCACCTTGCCGCAAGATTATTTGACCTGGAAAATCAGAATGTCAAAGCAGCACAACTTTTGGGCGCTGTTTTGGGGTTAAGTGGCGAAACTGGAGAAGTCGTGGACCTTGTGAAAAAAGTTGTGATGCAAGGCAAGCCATTCAGTGATGATATACAAAATAAACTTGTTGAAGAAGCTGGAGATATTCTGTTTTATTTAACGATGCTGTGTGATGCACTGGACATTGATCTTGCACAAGTTCAAAAACTAAATCAACAGAAACTTTCCAAACGTTATAATTCAGGCTCATTTTCTGTCGTGGAATCTGAAAACAGAAGCGTATAAGTAATACAAATGTTAAACGCTGGTTTAAGAAATTTTGATCCTACCAAATTATCTGATGAAGATTTATATGGTCGCATCTCTGAATTGGAGCATCGTATAGTTTCTTTTCACGTTTCTATGAAAAACCAAGATTATATGAATTCTCTAAAACAAGCTTTGGAGGAACTCAAAGAAGAACAAAGTCGACGCTTCAATAAAAAAGACCATAAAAGTGGTGTTGTTGTTGAAACAGATCCTTCAATGAAAGATATACCATTTAAACCTTGGCCAAATCAAGTCAGAAAATAACCGATTTTCATATATCAGCTAAATATTATTGTGGCATTTGATTTTAGCTGCTCAAAAGATGCCATAACAAGACCGGCCGGTCAATTATTTTAACACTTCACAAATTGTATATTTGTGAATACAAAAGTCTTTAAATGACATTTGTGCCGGATTTTCAAGCTTTCTTTAACACCGAATTTTCAGCCATACACTGCGTGAACAAAATCATGTTGGCATCTCATTAGACCATTCAAACGCAATTGCTCTTGTCTGACGAAACCTATTCAACAATGTTTGAATATGCCATCAAAAAATCAGCTTTTGGGTGGAAAGTTTCTTACACCATTCCATTATATTTGATATGAACTAATACACGACTAAAGATCGTGTATTTTTCCTCGCTTGACTATCATTATAAAAATTTCATCCAATTCCGACAGTGGTGTAAGTTATGTTTATTATGGCACTGGTATTGAAAAACTACCTGCCAGAGAAAATTAGTTCAAAGGCGGTTTGCTCATTTGAAACCTTGGTGGGAAAGACCAGATACCATAACATGTGATGCCGAAGTGGATGCAAAGATTTCACCACAAACTCATCCTCTGTTTGACGAATTCTTTAAGAAAAGTAGACACAGTGCCCCTTCCGGTGCTAAGATAATAAAAGGAGATTTTAAGGGGAAGCCTTGATTAACGTTTACAAAAATCAAATCATAGATGCAAATGGCGTTTGCTTTAGAACCAGTGACCAGTGTTTAGAATCTCTATACCAAGGATTGTCTTTGGATGGCATGTGGTTAAGAGATTCAGACGTGGAAAAATACAATCAAACCATTGACGCAATGGATTTGAAATGGCAGCCTTTAAAAACTCAAACACCACAAACACAAACTGATATCAATTTGATAAAAACCCTACAAAATTATTGGCTGATCCCCCAACATTACCAACAATTCGACATTGAATCTTACGTTTTGAGTCTATGCGAAACTGATGAAGAAGTAAGCCGCGTAAATATGGAATTGGAATCTTTTAAAAAAATGAATTGGATTCCAGTGCTACAAACTCTAAAATACATTGTGGATGTGATGCGAGAAAATAGTGTGACTTGGGGTGTGGGTCGAGGATCATCAGTGGCATCATACGTACTGTTTCTCATTGGAGTTCACAAAATCAATTCCATACATTATCAATTGGATTTTAAAGAGTTTGCCAAAACACAAGATAAATAATACTTTAATAAGAGGTTATATAAAATGGTGAGAAGTTTAAAAGGTAAAAATGTGGATTTCAATGCCATGTTGGCACGAGAAGAAAAAACAATTGCTGTCACTGGCGGTGGAGATAGAATGAATGCCCGGGGTGATCTAATTGATCGTTCTGGAAAAATTCTAAAAACCAAGGAAGAGCTGGAAAAGCAATACAGTAAGTCGGAAGCTGCTGTAAAAAATGTCAGCTTGTCTGACCGACAACTCAACAACAAAATGGAGCGTATCATACCTGGCACCGAAAAACCCAAAACACAAGCAAAAACAGTGTCGGTTACACCTGCACCTGTATCCCAAACTTCACAACAAAAGTCAATTTCTTCCAAGCCCGCATACATGGCACCTGAACCCATTCAATTAGAAGATGAAGAATTTGAAGAGATCGCACCAAGAAAAACAAAAACTAGAAGATTGATTGATCCCAAAGAATCAGGAGATGGAATCTAAAAATGACTATCAGAGTTATTAATCCACAAAAAATAGAAGACATCAGAGCTATAAAAGACCACGTATTGGTCAAAAACATTGAACGTGGCTTGGAAAAAACCCATGGCGGAATTATCATTCCCGATGATAATTTGAAAGATCATGGTATAAAACCACGCTGGGGCGAAGTTTATGCCGTGGGTCCCGAACAACAAGATGTGAAACCCGGAGATTTTGTTCTTATAGAACATGCTAGATGGACCCGAGGTTTGCCTGTGGAAACTGCAAAAGGAGATACCTTTTACATTCACAAAGTGGAAAACCACAGCATACTTTTGGTTTCCAATGAAGACCCTAGACGTCGACAAACACAATTTGACTGATAATAAAGTCGCGTTATAGTAATTAATATTATGAGATACTTGACAAAACAAGGCGATCTTTTCGCCACAAACGACGATCTAATAGCACATGGCGTAAATTGTCAAGGTGTAATGGGGGCAGGTGTGGCAAAAATAATAAAAGAACGTTTTCCTCAGGCATTTAATGACTACCGACGTGCCTGTCAAGTGGGTAAAAAATTGGGAGATATTGAAGTTTCCGAATTGGAACCCACAAAGATCGCTCACTTGTTTACTCAACAAAACTATGGCACAGACGGCGCCAAATATGTAAGCTATGAAGCAGTGCGTTCCTGCTTTAAAAAACTCAACTACTATTGCTCCAGATACAATGTCAAAACTGTTGCCATGCCAAAAATCGGCGCAGGGCTAGGTGGCGGACACTGGCCCACAATTGAACGCATCCTAATTGAAGAATTTACATACCCACAAATCACCGTTTGGTATTTGTGAACTGATTGCAATAACCCAAGCTCTCGGGACAACCGCGAGCTTTTCTATCATCATGATTTAAAAAGGAGAAATGAAATGGAAACGTTAAAAGTTGAAATAAGAGCCGAAAAAGGGGGCAGGCAGCATGGACACAAACATCAAAACTCTTGTAGATTGTTGAACATACTCGCTGGTATAATACAAACATATCCCAAACTCGTTCCAGATAAAATTTCTATCAACAAACGTATGATGCCATTTTAAAACAATTAAAACAAAAAAGAAATCAATCATTCCATTTTCAAATCGGCAATCAAAGAGACAAAGCTATAGGCGATGTTAATTGAGGTGACAAGATCATAACACTTCAATTTCAAAATGATCAAATTACACATCACATCAACAACAAAAGAATAAGTGCTACAAAATATATGAAAGGCCATATGTATGAGTTATGCCATATGTATGAGTTATGTGGCTATAACATTTGACATCAATGAAAAATATGCTAAAATACAGACAAAAGAAAGGTATCACATTCATGCTTTATGGTTACACACAAAATTCCAGGACTTTGGTTATTGCGGCTGCTGACACCTATGAGGAAATGCTGGAATTCTCAAACACCTTGGGACAGTTTCCTGGTAGCCGTCAAACATCATTTGTGGATCACCTAAAGTCAGAATTCAAAGACTACCGAAAGCCAGTTTTCATTATCCCATTTGGCAGCGACAAGCAACTTCATCAGTGGTGCGAAGGCCAAGTGGAGTTGGTGAATGCCAAAAGATGTGTGGAAATTCACCAAGCCATGATTGAAGACCTTGTGGACAACGAGGAGGACGACCGTAAGCCTCTGGAGGACGTTTTTGCTTTGAAAGATGAGGACCCCTGGGATCTTCGCAGTGAGGAACAAAAAGCTGCCGAAGCCCAAGCTGCGGCTGCTAACAAAAAGATTTCTGATCAAGTTTCCAAGAACATCAGCGGATCATCATTTGGCGGCAACAAGAGCAGAGATGTGGAAGAAACGCTTCGCATTGAAGATATCCAAAAGATCAATGAAAGTGCCATTGCAGTATCGGCTACTAAGCAATCCAAGCGTAGCAACGAAAAAATTGAAACCATTGAGGACCTGCTGACATTGGCTTCAGAATATGAAGTTGCCATGGATGCTGCTAATCCATTGCAGGGATTGGATGCTGCTACAAAGATCGAAGAGTTGGATGAAGCCCTTCAAAAATCCGCCATTGACGTCTTTAGAGAAGTCAAAATCAAAATCGTTGCTAAGAAAATTGTTGAAGAGTTCCGAGGGGAGAATTTCATCTATGCTTGGAACGACTTGTTGAGCGAGAACCCCGCAGTGGGTGGCAACTATCCCGTCTTTGAAGCACAAAGCGTTGCTGAAGGTGTTTCAGTAAGTGAGCTAAACGAAATTCTCCCGGCTATTGACAAGAGAATTGAAACAATCAGCGGAGGCATTTTTGTTTTCAAGGGAGACAGAAACGTTTGCGATGCAATTCTGCAAAAACATGGCTTGAAGCAAGTTAAAGAAATTGTTCACAAGTGGGCTAAGAGAGATGCAATTCCCGATGACATGGAAATCACACCCAAAGATTTCGCCCGAGCACTGGCAGGGGATGGCACGTCAACCATGGCCATAACTGGATCATGGGGCAAAGAAAAAGTCAGCAAAACAGTTGACGAGTATGATTTGGAAAATGCCTTTGAAATTGATCTCACAACGTTGGCTTTGACCTCAATCACCAAAGATCAACTGGCAGCACCTCACAAAGTCAGTTTGGAGAACATTGATATTGAATTGGATCTATGGTCCGCAACCGTATCAGTGCCACAGAACAACATCTTGCTCAAGAGCAACAAGCGTATCACAGTGATTTCCACTGAAGATCTACAACACCATCGCAAGGTCAATGGCGGACACATTATTGTGGGCCACAAAAACGGTAGCTCTATCTTCGTAAATCACGACAAGAAGCTAGTGGAAATCAAAGTCAAATATGACTGATCCAGATGTCAAATGGGCCGGAGTTGTGAACCTATATCATGAATTGACAATAAAATTTGAATCCTATGAAAGCTAGATTAAAAAAATCATACCACCTGCATTGGCATACCTATTCAACACCCAAACGTATGTTCTTAACCTAGTTTCCCAATGACTTAGAAAACCAATGACATTGAAATTGAAAACCAAACAACCTGCTCACTTCATAGAATATGATATGAAAAATTAAGTATTGTCAGTAAATATGGTATGAGCATTTTCTTACCGGATAACGTAGTCATACCAGAAACAGCTGATGACAATCTATATTTTCTCAATGGCATTGGACATGTTTGGCCATTTGAACTAACGGACAACAATTCTGTTGTGTTTGAAATAGGTGGATATGAGTTTAATGTTCTACAAAAAAGACTTTGGACTATTCATCCTGGAATTGATTTAAGTCAGTTTTGGAACCCCAAACAATTTTTAAGATTGACACTTTGGCTCACTGAAGAAGCATGGACCCCGCCGGAATTGAGTTTTAGAAATGGATTAAAGAGATTGCCAGTGGAATGGCGAACAAGAATCAGAGTTGCAGGACCAAATTACGTCCCCGATCCTGTGCTAAACAATTCAATCTATTGCAGACCAGGCAACACAAACCAAGCTTGGAATGAACATTTGATAATTGTGAAAAGTTCTGGAGAATATTTTTTGAATATTGAAAACAATTTAGCTTACAAATATCCAGTGGACTATGATTATTGGGGCGGCATATGGTATCAATTGGTGACAAATTATGACTTCTAGTTGGCCCTCTAACGTATTTCCATCAGAATTCTCTTTCAATCAAATAATTGTGATTGATCCTGATAAAGGTGAGATTGGCACTTTCTTTCCCATTGAAATTCATCCCACATCCTATTTGGAAATTTCTGCACAACAAAGGCCGGGACCCCAGGACTTGAGTTTGAAACTTTGGATCAGCGAAATGCCCTGGAACAAGCCACCCGCTTTTCAATTTCCTCCAAAGGATAAATTCTTTGATATATCTAAAACTCCATTAAATTTGAGAATAGGATTTTTTGCTCTGCCACTGCCTGAAGTTAACAAATACCGATACATCAAACTCATACCCGGAAAGTATTATGTAAATATTCAAAACTTGGAAAACAAAGTTAACAGAGCTCGAGTGATAATCAAAACAGGAACATGATATGAAAATAAATGAAATTAAAAAGCCACTGAGAAGCATTATGCTTGTTGGTTTGCCAGGCAGCGGCAAAAGCACATGGATTAAAAATTTCATGAGCGATAAAAACCCGTCTCAATGGGTAATTGCTTCCACTGATGACATTTTAGAAAAATGGGGCAAAGAAAAGGGCTTGAATTACAATCAAGCATTTCAACAGCTGAATTTCAAAGCAGTGGCGGCACAAATGAATCAAGACATTCAAGATGCCGTAAAAAATGGCAAAAATATCATTTTTGATCAAACCAATATGAATCAAAAAAGCCGTAGAAGCAAGCTACAAATGCTTCCTGCTACCTATACCCGAGAAGCTGTGGTGTTTTCTATTCCTGATGCGGAACTCAAAGCCAGATTATACAAACGAGAAAAAGAAACTGGCAAAAAGATTCCGTCTAATGTTATCGACTCCATGGCTCGCAGCTATGAAGCGCCTACCAAAGCGGAATTTGATAAAATCACATATGTAAAATAAAAAATAGGGCATTGTTGCCCCATTTTTTTCACATTCCCAGTTTGCTTTTTAAGCCTTCAACTTTATCCTTAACCCATGCTGGCTGAGGAAGAAAATTCCAACCAATAACAAGACCAGTTGCTAATCCAAGTAGAAACCACATATTCCTTTTCCTTTACAAATACTATTTTAATAGCAAGTTCACTGAAATTTGTCAATTTCAGTAAATATTTATGTGGCCATTAAAAATATAACTCCAAAACTTTTTTATAAATCATTTCCCTATAAAGTGGTTTTAAAGCGTGGCAATAATACAGTTCAACAAATTGAAAAAGATTTAATTGCAACTCACCTTCCCTGGAAAAGAGTCAAAGCTTGGGGAGAACCCATAGACCGTTGGTATATGAGCGATGTGAGTCAACGCGATCACGTGGTTAATAACTATGCTAAATTTGTTTTGGAAATGAGTTCACCGCATTCTGAAGGCCATTTGCAGGCAATGATTGAAGGTGAGACCAGTATCTTTCGTGATCACAAATATTTCTCCACTTACAAATACGCCATAAAATTCTCCAATATCAAAGGATGGAATGCACATGGTGAAAAAAGCTGCTGGTTGTTGAAAACTTTATGCGGGCAAGGACTACATCCCGGCGTTGACTATGAGCTTCGTCGTAGGGTTCATTTGATTCTATACACCAATCAAGACGACTTGGTAGTGTTACTAAAACTTTATCACAGTGATTCCATTTTGGAAATCATAACAGTCAAACAACCAAGCGACTTTTGATGAACTACCAAAGATCAAAAACCCTTGACTTCAAGAGCCCGCGTGCTCAAGAACTTTTCACGCTTCACAGACGCATCACTAACGGAATCACGTAATTCAACCACGCAAGCGGCGTCTTCCCGTGCTTTAATTAGGGGCTGTTACAGCCCTATTTTTCATATTTATATTCAATACGAAAACGCATACAAAAACAGGGGTAAAAGTCACCGTGTATCCAAGCGACTAAAGATCGCTGGGTTTTTTAGGTGACGATTTTGATAAATATTTGGTTATGGAAACAGCGTCTTTTATCAATTGGATCACCCCACCCGGGTTACTAATTTCTGCATTAGCGGGTGAATTTGTTGATCTTCAATTACAAATTGAAACCGACGGTAAAGACGTAACATTTACTATCATCGACGGCATATGCCCGGCACCATTTTTTAGTGACGGTAAGATTTCAGGTCCGTTGCAATCAGTTAATCAATCAATAGAATTTAATTTCACAGTAAGAGCACAGTCCACAAATATAATATCGGACAGAAGTTTTTCCATATTTGTTACTTTTGTTAATGCTCCGCCCAAATGGTTGAACGAATTAAATCTCGGAAATTTGTTTGTGGATCAAAATTTTTATCTAGCATTTTCCGTTGAATCGTCACTGCCAGTTTCATATACAGTAACAACAACATTACCCACCGGATTGTTTTTATCAGGTGCCACTATACAGGGCTCACTATCAAATGCAAATCCAGAAGGAGCAGGGTCATTTCAAGTTGTAGCCAACAATGGAACATTCTCAACGCCTGCTACATTCACATATAGAATTATCAAACAAAATCTACCTCCACAATGGCAAACTGCCCCATATCTTGGATTTTTCACACAGGGACAAAACGTAAATCTAAAATTGATAGCCAATGATCCCAATGGCAACCCCATTAGATATCGTATGCCATTTGGACAAGGTTGTAGATTGCGTGCAGCGATTGTCGATGGCGAAGTGTTGACACTTACGATTCTAAACCCAGGTCAAGATTATGTGAACACTCCCCCCAATCAAGTGAATTTCTATTCAGGAACTCCAGCACAAGCAACCGCAGCACTTGATATGATGGGGGAGGTTGATGAGCTGATCATAACAAATCCAGGATCCAATTATTCTCAACCCCCCAATGTAATACTATCAGGCGGTGGAGGATTAGGAGCCGAATTTAAAGCCATTATATCGGGCGGGAGAGTAGTAGCATTTGAAAAAATATCAGGCGGCAGTGGTTATGTTTCTCCGCCCACGGTAACATTTACAACTTTTCTAAATCCCGCAGTGGCAACGGCTACTGCTTTGGAAGGACGAATTGTATCAACTACTCTTTCATCACCCGGCGATGCTTACTTGTTTCCTCCCACTGTGACGGTGGAATCACCCCAACCCCCCTTGGGCGGAGGGGCATTGCCTTTGGGATTGCGTGTTACTATCAACGGTGAGATTGTGGGTTCCATATCAATGGAAGCCGAGCCCAAAACCTATAACTTTGTGGTTACAGCCAGTGATGGCGTCAACCCACCAGTAGCAAGAACATTCTCACTGGACGTGTTACCATATCAATCATTCACATTCAATAATGTGAACATTTCCTGGAACACACCATCTGGGTCATTGGGTAGCATCTTTGAAAGGTATCCCAGTTATTTCCAAATTTCAGCAGATACTAGCTCACCAAATCCCATTGAATATACACTAGCACCTGGATCCAATCCACTGCCTCCTGGTATTGAATTGGACTTGTATTCCGGATCTCTAACTGGATGGTTCCAACCCACTGGTGTTGAAACCACTTACTCTTTCACTGTAAGAGCTCAGGTTCAGAATCTACCCTCTGTGTTTACTGATAGAATCTTTGAGATCACAGTATTGCCCAGATTTACTGTTAATTCAGAAAACTATTGGAGCCTTGTCACTGGTTCATTGAAACTTGATATAGCCAATGATATTTTTTCAGTGATACAAGCCAAAGATATATTTGGATTCTTCAATGACGACTTCGGAATAATAAAAACACCTAGACTATTGGTAGCCGGTGGGTGTGTCGTCAAAACCGATGCACAAACTTGGAATTTTATAAAACGTCAGGAAGACGAGTTTGGAAACCCCATTCCATTATCCACATACCACACACCGTTGCAATTGGTATTGGGAAATTTAAAAATTGTCCCCACATTTGCACCAAATAGCACCACGCCATTTGCAGACGCAATAGTTGCGGAAGTGATTGATCCAGGTGAAGTTAAAAGAAACGAATTTGTATTCGGCGCGGGAGGATGGGTGGGTAATGTCAATGTGGGCGTTGAAACAAATAATCCTCTTGCTCCCATGATCTATCCCAACACATTAAGCAATATTCGTCTGGCATTTCAAAATCAAATTGGCTATGCTGGTACACAATTTCTGCCCTGGTATATGTTGAGAACGGGATACCAACCATCATTTGAAATACTTTATGTAAATCCAGGCAGAGGATCATTTGTATTGGAACAACTGTTGCCCATTTGGAATCAAAAATACCGAGGACAACCTTTGATCCTTGATCGCTATTACAAAACCACTAGCACCAACGAAAACATCCGCATATTCAACTTTGATGTTGATGCCAAATAGATATTGACACAATCGCTATATCAATATATTATTAGTGTAAATGAAATTACAGCACATCATCATTCGCCATAAAAAAACTCAGGAATACTATCATCCCAAAACCAAAAAATGGCTGAAAGAAGAGCCCAAGGATTGCTTGAATTCCATAAACAAATTATACTTGGATTATGATCCCAAAACCAAAAGAAACATTTCCAAAACATTTAAAACAGTTCCTTTGAAAGATTTGGAAATTATACAAAGAAAATATGTGATAATACAGAAAACGGACAGGAACATAGATGCTGAGGACATATTTCAAAGTCGCCTGACGTTTCAAAATTATCAGAATAAATTTGGTTATATGTTGCCTGACTTTATCAAAGACTTACACGCTAAAAATTTAATGAACGATTATAAATTTATTGCTAGACTTTCTAATCAAGAAAGAAATTACATAACTGGAAACAACTGTGTTTGGTTAAACAGTGAAACCGCTAGAATCATACTGACTAAACTCAAATATCAAGGTATCAAAAAAACTGAAGTGAAATTTAGAAATCCTTTGATAGCTTTGAAAGATGTCAATCAATTACTCACATTAAAATTAGCGGTCGGGGAGCACGTTTATTGCTATGATGAACTCAAACCTATATATGATGTTTGGTTGAAAATGAATCTACTAAAATGAAATCAAAAGTTGGGAATATTTCTAGACTTAGCTCCGCCTGCGCGTTTGATAGCACGCAAATCGCTGTAAGCGTTGTTGACAGCATCAACCATACTCAACAAAATGCCGTTTTCCAACATCAACTTAGCTTTTTTGAAATTATCAGGACCTCCCACTTTGGTGAGATCAGCCAGTTGCTGAAATTTCTCAGCAACTGACTGTTCCAGCGTTTGGAGAGACAAACGACCATAGCCTTGAACTAAAACTTCGGACTGCTTATAATCTTCTTTATCCAATTGATAAAGCATTTCCAAAATCTTTTTTAAATCTTTCATAAATCTATTTATTACTTCTATGATTTATTATCACAGCGTGAACTACCAAAGGTCTAAAGAATCCTTGGCTTCAAAAGCCAGTGTGCTCAAGAACTTTTCACGATTCAAAGATCAATCCCGTGAGCGGAATCACTGACAGAATCAAATGATTCAACCCCGTGCGCAGTGCCTCCGTATACTTAAATTCCAGCTGTTCCTGCTTCGCTTTTCATATTTATATTTAAGATGATGTGATAAAAAACATATACAAAAACGGAGGCAAATTTACTTTGCGTTCCATCAATCAAAGATCACTGGGTTTTCGGAAAACGATTTGGATAAATGGAAGCAATCAATTAAAATTTTTTTAAATTTAATATTCATTTCCTATTGTTTTTCAAAAATCATGGCGATTCTAAAATAATATACACCATATATCAAAAATTAAAATATTTTCATCCAAAGGTATTTACCTGCATCCCAAATCCAATCAAACCCCAATTCCTGAGTAAGCTCACGTTCGGTTTTAGACAAATCCACTTCCGGATAGCGCTCTTTGATTCGGTTTTTCATAAAATAT